AAATAATATGGCTCGTACTTATCAATATATAATTGTAATGCATCAAAACAACTGCTATTAACTCTGTACTCTCCAATGAAATCTGATGTTTGAGTTATTGTTGCCATTAGTCAAATTTAGCCTTTCCCTCTTTAACTAATAATCGAGCCTTTGCCTCACTCATCTTAATTCTTGCTCCTCCCATAGAAACAAATCCATTGTAGGGTACTTGCTTGGTTTCCTGGACAACTTTCTCTGCCTTATTCTCAACAGTTTCTTTGAATGCTTTTTTTGTAGTTTTTTTCTTTGCCATAATTAAATGATTTGCTACAAAGGTACTAAAAAAGACTATTAATTCATTTTACAGAAACAATCAAACTCTAAATCTAAATCAATATCAAATAAATTACTTTGTTGTTGCCTTAATTCATGCTGATCAATAGCCTTTCTAAATGGATTTTTTGCCATGTTTATCAGGTCATCCATTGATAAATTCCTATAAACATCTAACATAGGTCTGCCCTCCTCAATATTGTTTACCTCCAAATCTAACCACCAATCAGCAGTTTTAGGATTCTCTTTTATAATTGTTAATTTTTTACGTACTGATTTTAAGAAACATAAATCACAATTCCCCTGATAATCTTTTAACTCTAAATCAAAAGGCTGTCTATCCCAAAAGTTTCTGACGATCTGCTCATCAATTCCTAACTCAGCTAATGGATAAACTTTCTTAGGATCATTGCCTAATCTATGCTTTTCATCTGCTCTAATTCCTATTGCAGTAATATAATCTTTGCCTAATATATCTCTTGCGTATTTACTTATAGGAATCTCTTTTAATTCCCTTGTGCAATGCCTGTATAATTTTGATGGTAATCCATACTTTTTAACCACCTCTGTAAATGGCTCTCCTTTGCGTTTAGCATCTTTAAAGTTAGTTATATTATATTGAGTACCTTTTTGTTTTTCATGTACTACATCAGCCTCAACCCATATTAAATTTAAGTTAAATTCCTTATCACATTTATCTATAAACTCTAATGTTGCCTCTGCCTCCTTTCCTGTATTGGCATAAACAAATAATTTTTGATAATCTTTATAGATTGGATGCTCCTGGATTAACTTAGCCATGAATGCTGATGTCCGGCCTCCTGAGAAAGAAATAAGTATTTTGTTCATAATTTAATTTTTTGGTTAATCCAAAGGTAAAAAAAAAGGCCGAACATATTGCCCGGCCTTTAATTATTTTAGCTTATTAGTTACTCTTATGGAGTTTCTAATGCTGCTTTATCAGTAGTAAAATCTCCTGCAATGAAAGCAGTACGATCATTAGTTTTAACAACTGTAGCACCTCTCCACTCTGCTCTTACTGTACGTAAGTTCTTAGTGAAATCATCTCCATCAAGGCCAACCTCAATAGATACTGAGCCTTTGTCATAAACAGTAGCCAAATCAAATGCACCTACTAAATAGTCATCTTGTGATACTAAAGTACTTTCGATAATTGGAACACCATCAAGAGAAAGCATACCGGCAACCAACTGTAATTGATCAATGTATCTGTCATCTGTTGAGCCAACTTTGATAAGTTTCAAAGATGTAATATCAGATGGATTCATCAAGATATAGTTAGGCATTGCTTGGTCGGCTAATTTAACCTGATTCATTGCAACTCTTAACACATCAACTATGTTAGCATTATCAACAGCATTAGCAAACGATCCTGCTGCAAACGCTGTAGCAACTGTTCTAATACCATTCATGTTAGGAGCAACTCCGTTACCTTGATATACTTGGTTTTCAACATCTTTTAATAACTCTCTCATCAACTCATTGTTGATTTCAGAGGCCATGAAAGAAATATCATCAACCATCTCATCACTTACTTTGATAAATGCAGTACGCTTAACAACTGTTTCAGAAGCTACAACCAAATCAAAATCAATTTGATTCTTAACAGCACCCTCAGCAGTACCACCGGCAGCACCATCTTTATTAGCCTGAGAAACCCAAGAAATAACATTAGATTCTGCTGTACCTCTTGAAACAATATCAAGTAATCTAACCTGACGAGATGCAATTGCATTCATGCCTGGTATTCTCTGCTCAACAGGTACATTACCACCACTTACGTTAGTAGATATTAGCATATCAGCAGCCGCTTTGAAAGAAACAGACTTAGCGTTCCCCTCTTTGATAGCAATTAAAGATTCTCTGTTATTTTCTAATGATTTGAAAATAGAAACCTCTCCGGCTTTAGCTGTTTTCTCCTCTGTAGAAAGTTTTTTGATAGCAACTCCATACTCTTTTAAAGTAGAGTTTAATGCTTTCATTTGCTCTGCTTGGTTATCTTTCAAAGACTTTTCAATTGCTTGAATATCCTCTTTTGATGCCTTAGCACTAATGGCCTCAGTTAAATCTGATTGAGCCTTTTCATTGTACTCATTGTACAATCCTGCCATTTCCTCAGCAGTCTTTCCGTTAAAATCCTCTTGGCTTATGTTTTTTGCCTCCAGGAATGATTGAAATTTTGTCATCTTATTATATTTAGATGTTCGTAAAAAATGATTTTCGCTTATCCTCAGCGATCTCAACTTGATTCGGCTTATCATTACCGAGTGCTGAGGTTTCATCCTTTTGCGGCTCTAAATTTATAAGTGAATTATATTCTTTTTGTATTACCCTCAACTGATTCTCAATCGTGAATAATCTGTCATCTGTACCCTTGCCATTCTTTAATGCAGTAATACAAGATTCCATTTTTTTATTTAAGCTATCCAAATGCTTGATTAACATATCAGGAGAATAAGCATCTTTGCCCGATACATTAAATACAGGAGTTTCTGAGTTAGCACCAAATGTTACAGCACTCCCCTCCATTAAAAAAACCTCATTTAACTCTCTTAATCCATCCTCTCTAACTTGAATCTTATCCGGCATCATCATAAATCCTATTGAATGCTCTGTAATTATTCCATCTTGGTAATCTAAAAAGGCATCATTGCCCTTTGTTGATCGGCCTAACTCTCCTACTCCTAACAAATAATCTGCTGATTCCTCCAATGATTTCCATACTCCTATCTCATGTTCAAAATCATGATACCTTAAAAACTTAATCTTTCTGTTGGATTGTGATTCATGCCCTCGCTCCTGGATTGATTTGCTAAATGCTCCTCTTGTAATCACATCTCCATCACTATCAACATTCCCAAATTTAGATAATGCAACCTGCACTCTCCTCCCGGCTGTATCAATGTCCTTAATTTCTAATGATATATTTTTTGTCTGAAACATATTTTACAAAATTAGTTATTATTTTCTTTAGTTAGAGAATTTATAAACTCCTCAGATAATTCCGGATAAGTTTCATTCAATAATATTCCTTTAGCCTCATTGCTTATTGGCATTGCAATTATCACATTAACACCATCTAAAACTATTTTATCTTTCTCTGCCTCTGTTTTTTTATCGGCCTGTAATGCCTCAACATTGCTGAAATCCTGCCTCATTCTCACATTGCCATTAGGATAATGATTCTGAGCAATGTAATTAGTATGTGCCATTGCTATTTTTTCTGATAAAGGAATAACAGCATTAGTGTATAAGGCTTTCTCTGCCTCCTTTCTGTTGTTAAATGTCTTATTAGCAGGATCATTGAATAGGCTGCTATCCAATCCAAATACATTGCACATTGCTCTTAATGTAATTACATCTGATTCTACTAACTGCAAATCTGTTGCACTCATAGCCATCTGAATATAGTTTAAATCCTTATTTGTTACCTTAATCTTTCCTGAGTTATGTGTTCCTGATATATCTCTATTCCAAGCCTGTTGCACTTGGGCAGCCTCCTCCGGTAACATTGGCCTATTGGATTTATCTGTTATCATTCCAACTGCTCCTCTATTCTGCAATAGATTAGCATGAGCATCCCATCTTGAATTACCTACCATTACCGCCTCCCTTGCTACTTGGATAATTGATAATCCTAACAATGATTCGTCAACAGATGTATATCCAGGATTAAAGAATTTAATATGCTCTATCTCATCCTTTTGATACGTTCTTTTATTAGTACCTAACTCAAATAAATACTTAATATCCGGCATAAAAAAGTTATTATTTGATGATGGAGATACAAAAGGAGAGGGTAAAATATCAACCTCAGCTATCATATTATTATTAAATGATGATTCACTAATCATGTAGCTGTTACCTGATGCCAATAGATAAACCAACTGCATCTCCTCAATATCATTCCAGGTGTACCCCTTTGTTGGATTAGGATTAGCCATTAATTCGTGAATAGTGCTATCATTTAACTCCATCCATCCATCAGATGTTCTCTCCTCAACTATCCATTTAACAGCCTTAGATGTATCAACAATCTTTTTTATAACAGAGTAAACATCAACATTCTTTTCGTAACCCTCCTCGATAAATTTATCATCTGATAACCCGATTTTATTGGCATTGAATGAGCCAAATAGTCTAAAAATTGATTGTCTATCTTGGGCTGTTAGTCCTAATTTGCCCTGTACCCAACTTTGTAATCCCATATTAATAGATATATCCTACAAAAGTATTAAAAATTATCAAGCAAAATAAAACTCATTCTTTGTACTTAATTCAATAAATCCATATCTAACCGCATCAATCAAATGATTATAATTATCATTAGGAATATTTGCCCTCTTATTACTCCAGGAATAGTTATTTAATTCTTTTATTAAGTTTTGGCCCTCAACAATCATTTTTACTCCTGATAGATTAGCAATTCCGTTCTTAATGCTGTCCTTTCCTTTTTGACATGGTACAATATTAAATCCTTTGTCCTGTAACTCTGAAATTAATCTCGGCTCTGCATTATCAGCTACAATTAAATTATGTTTCTCAACTGTTCTATCTAAGAATGATGCAATTGAATTAGTATCCATACCACCTCTATACAACTCCTCTTTTAAGTACAAAGTATCTCCATCTTTGGCAATCTTTACTAATGTAGTTGGATCAGTAACATAACCAAAATCCATTCCATAAACATAAGGCAGAGAATCGTTAAATACACCCTCTTGCCAATTCTCAAAGATAACACCCTCAGCTTTCTCTAACCATCCTCCTAATACTAAATGCTTATACTTTCCTGGATTGTTTTGTTTAATTAAATCTAATCTCTTTAAATAACTATCGGATAAATGCTCTCTATTATTTAGGTATGTTGTATGAATGTGACAAATATCCGGATGATTAGATACAGGAATCTGCTCTCCATCTACATCAATATACTTTACATTGCCATCAAAAAATCGTTTCCAAATCCAATGCTCCTTAGTAGATGGATTCATTACTAATATAATTCTGTTGGGGATTCCTTTCTTTCTAATTGACAAATCAATAGTATCAAAGATATTCTCATCAACTAACTCCTCAGCCTCATCAAGTACCCATGTAGTAACACCTTGCAAAGATTTTAGATTGGCCGTTTGATTACCGGATGAGGTTTTAATACCTCTGAATAAAATATCTGATCCTGTTTCTGTATTTGTTATCTCTGATTTGTTAATATCAAAGTGATGAGCAACCTCCATTAATTCAATTTTCTCCATAAACTCAGGTATAATTGATATTCCTGCGGATGCCATTGTGTAACGAGTAAATAATATTCTGTGCTGTTGCTCGTATGTTAGTAATGATAAGAATGTACCTACCTCAAATGATTTGCCTGAGCCTCTGCCTCCTGTTATTAGGATATACCTCTTATCGGTATTGTATAATGCTTGGTAATCTCTACTTTTTTGAATCATTCCAGGATGTTATAGGAATGTTTACACCTCCTGAATGCTCAATCCTTTCTTTAGGTTTGCCATATCTGTACTCAAATAATAATTTGAGATGAGGAAATGAATCTTTTGCCTGTTTACTTAGTGATTGCCATGCTTTCTCCTCTGATCCAAATACCTCAACCATTGCATTGAGAGCAAAGTTTTTAATCTTAACCTCATCCTCTTTTGGCTTTCTACCTGCTCCCTCTCTGCGGCCTCCCTTTGCTGTTTTATTATCCTCCATTGAAATTAGCTTATTAATCAATACGATACAAAGTTACAAAAGTTCTATAAAACAAAAGGCAGAACGATTTAAACTGCCCTACCCTCTGCCTAACTTTAACCAAAAAATTATGAATTGTTGCAAAGATATTATTTTAATTTAATAACTCCATTTCTGAGCCTCTGCATATCATTCAATTCGTTTAATGGTTTATAATATGTTGGTATTTTGTACCTTAACTCTGACAATATAAAGTCTTTCTTTTGACAATATCCGCAAATCTTAGCATTATCATCATTTACCAATAGCACTCCAACATAACAATCGTAAGTATATCTTTCTGCCTGAGATTTAGGCATCATTATATTTTTATAATGAGGTTTTGTTGCTGTTTTTACATCAACTGTAATCTGTTGGCCATTGTTAGAGTATAATACAAAATCCTCTGCTCCTCTGTATGCTCCTGGATATACTTTGTAGCTGTATTTATGCTTGATTCCTGCTTTATTTAGCCATTTAATAAAGGCAAACTCTCCAATATAGCCATAGTAAAACTTGTTAGGCTCATCTAATTCTGTATAATTAGAGCCTTGCATCTTGCTCAGTATTTTATTCTCACATTGTTTAGCATAATCTTTCATCTTTTCGGTTATTTCTATCTGCATTATTTAGAATATTATGCTGATCAATAGCGAAATAATTGATAATATCATTGATATTACTGCCAATTTATAGGCATTCTTTGCTGTTTTACTCGGTTTCATTTAGGCTGTTTATTACATTATTCATCTGCTCAATCCTTTCTTTTAAAATAGCGTTTTCTTTTAACAGATTTAATCCATCAATCTCTGAGTTAGATGTTAATACCATGCTCTGTTTTAATGCCTCATTCTGCTCTCTCATCTCCATTAGCGTTCTATTAAGCACATTAATATAATCTTTGGCCTTGTCGCTGTTATGCCTATTTAACTCTGCAATCATCTGCTCTATTTCTAACTGTATAATCATTTCTTTTTGATTTAATCAGGTACTGCCTTAAATTGGTTATTAAAATTGCTGTATGATTTTCTTTTGTTGTTATCGTCTTTTATCATGTATCTCGATACTCTAAACTCATTACAAAACTCATTAATAACAACATCAATAACCTCATATTTTTTATTCCTTGTTAAGCATTTATTATTTTGTTGATAAACCTGAGTACATTCAACAAAATCGCCTATTTTAATATCTTGAATTGATTTAAACTTACATCTATTAATAGATATGTTTAATTGCAGATGGTAGGCTTCTACAATATTAAGTGCCTTTAAATATTCGTCTTTTTTAATCATTTCTTTTTTTGTGTTTCTCTCCTCCATACGATCTCTATTTCTGCATTGCTTAATTTGTGTAAACTATTCGGATAATGTTTGTAATGATATTCTATCCTGGATTCAATAATTAGCTTATCCCACCATTTTAACGCTTTTTCTCTATCCTCTTTGCTCCTGCTCATAATTCTATATTTTATAACTAATTTTAAACCACATTAAAACGATGGTTTACTATTGCGTTGTGCTTAATTAAAACAGAGTGAGCTGTTTTTTATGAGCCTCTATTCGTTCCATTGCTTTTGTGTAATATTCAGTATCAAGTTCACACGCTGTTAAGTCAAACTTTCTATTATGACAAGCTATTGCAATTGAACCGCTTCCCAAATGCGTGTCAAGTATTTTATCTCCCTCCTTTGCGTAGTTATCTAATAGCCATTCGTATAATTTAACGGGTTTTTGTGTTGGATGGATTCTTATTGATGGCTTTCCAACTCCTTGTATTTTTTGAGTTTTAAACCCGTAACGATTACCATCCCACATGTACTCGAAATGCTTCGCTAATCCATTTATAGAGCAATACGCTAACTCACCGCTACTCCTATTGTCATGATGGTTTAATTTATTCCAATAAATAAACCCCTTGCAAGGAGGGAGTAAATCAGTATAGTAATTCCACCCCCAAATGATTTGATTCTTTGATACTCTTTGCAACTTATTAAAATACTCTTTTGATGGTCTTTCGCTGTCCCAATCTTTTTTAATGAATTTATCTCTACCCAAACTACCACTTTTGGCAATATTTAAACCATAAGGAGGGTCTACAATAGCAAGGTCGAAATAATTATCTTCATACCTTGCCATTAGTTCCATATTATCTTCATTTGTTATCTTCATCTCATCAATATTTTAAAAGTGCCTAACAAGGCTTAAACTACACTAAAACGATAGTTTACGCCCACCCATTATAATTCAATAATCTTAATATTTCCTATTTCCTGCATCTGATTAAAATACTCAACAGAGCAAGATTTACCCTCCCCCGTTTCAATATTTGTAAAATCTAATGTATCATCATGCAGCCACCTATTGATTATCTTGTAATTTCCTTTGTTTGTGCTGAATATAAGTCCTGGAATCGGATTAAAAAGGCATTTCATCATTTTCATCTTTTTTGGTTACCATAAAATTATCATTAAATGCTATTGGCTGAGTATAATCCTCCTTGATTTTATCAACATTCTTTTGTGAAGCATATCTTTTTTGGCCTTGTAAATTATGCTCATAATAGGTAAATGAGTTTAAATCTAAAAATAAACTGCAATTTCCCTCTTTACCTATGGATCGAGGTTTAATCTTTCCAAATATTAATTGAGCCTCATTACCATCCTTTGATTCTCTATGAACAGTTACCATACATTTACCGCTATTATACCACTCAGAGCCTCCCTTTAAATCGTAAGGAGTAGGAGCATTCCTTTTACCTCCCTCTTTCTCTGTTAATTTTGGATGTATAATTGTATGTAAATGAATATCATTATCCTCAGCAATCTGATTTCTGTAAGGCAAAGCAATCTCTAAATATGTTGCATAAGTGCCATACTTGTTATAATCGTGATGCATATCTTTCCAACTATCTATTGACGCGGTCTGTAATCCCTCTGTTCTTT